TTTGCCAGCCTTTTGCATTGTTTCTGATATGTATTTTGTTCTCTCGGGTAAATCCATCATTGATGCTTTAACCGCGTCAAACTCAAGCCCCATTGGTCCCAAAACGGCATTAAGCTTCCCGCCCATTTCCTGAGCATCATCCATAACATCAAAGCCCTTCATAGCGTTGATCAACGTTCCTGCCGATGTTCCCATTCTCGTGGCCATGGTTGCGAATGCTAAGCCCTGGCGATGCATCACGTTCGGGTCAAGAATGTCCATGAATGATCCCATTGCGCCAGCATACTCCTTAAACACCTTCTTTCCCAGTCCAGACTCCTTTGCATACTTCACCAAAACGCCACGACTCTTGTTCATCTGCTCGGCGTTCATTCCAAATGCCGATGTCCATGTATTAAAAATCTCCGTTGTGTCGCCAACTTCTGCTCCCAAACGGCCCATTTGAATCTGCTGATCCATTATCGACACCATTGATTTCTCTTGGTTTGGGATTGCAACGGCTGTCAAATTGCCATAGTAGTTTGCGAATGCAGCATCAGTTTCTTTAGCGCTTATGCCAAGTTCAATGTTTTTTGATTGATAATCAATCAGTTGCTTTGTGACTCTGCCTGCTACAGCACCAAACTTATCATAAGCTCCAATCGTTTTGTATATGGCTTTCGAACGCTCATTTTGCTGAGCAATCTCATCCACTCCGGCTGCTGCAGCACTTCCAAGCTTGTCCTTAACAAAGCTCGCGAAACCTTTGCCCCTCGAAGCCTTACCGCTTCCTGACTTACCATCTAGCTTTATTGATTCAGAAGAGCCTGCAATCTTGATCGATCTACGGATCTTTGCTTTAGCGCCTCTCTTGTCTCTCTTGATATCACGAGCCAGCGATGTGGCTCTCGCTCCATCCATACCGGCGTCGCGGAGCGACTTAATAGCCATTCTCGCATCGCCATTACCGATGTCTTCAATGATCTGTTCAATGTTAGCTTCAATGCTTGCCATACTATAATTAGATTCTAACTAGCTTTTTCAGGATCAAGTTGCTTCTCGCATATGTAATCTCTCAAACCAACTGGAAATCCATATAGTTCCTTGAATTCCCAGCCTGCTTGTCTCATCGCAATGAGAACGTCATATACGTTTGTAATGTACTTAGTCGTTAAACCAAAAGAAGTTGCCGTCAATGGCAACTCCTCCTTCATTGATGGTCTTGCAGTTGCTGCACTCTTGTTTAAATGACACATCAATGTCTGGTGTCATTTTGTTGTGCATCTCGATGATATATCGTGTATCAATCGGTGGGATCTTTCCAATGAAGCTTGTGACAAAGAACACATCGCTGTTCCCGTCAACTGAGGCAATCATTTGTCGGAGGTTGTCTGACACTGGCGATTCTGGTAAGTCGTTCTTCTTCTTTCTTTCTGTTCGCTCGCGGATCTCTTCACGATCCTTGCCGTTGTAGAGCTTAAGTTCCACTGCTGCTCCAAGCTTTGGTAGCTTGATGACGAACGTTCCGTTGACTGTAATGTCAGCGTCTTCAAGCTCCTTGAATGTCACCTCGTTTAGATCGACCTCTAGCTCAACAGCTTCGAAGCACTCTTTGCAGACCGTAACTGACTGATAAACGTCACCATATGCGTTCTTGCGGGCATTCACGATGATGGCGTTCTTGTCACCTTCCAACAGCGTCTCAGCATTCACGTTATGGCTGACCACAATGCTCTCGACAAGCCTGTCAAGCGCGATGCCTTTCTTGTTCAACGTTGGACTGACCAAAATGTCCTCTTGCTTGGTTGTCATGAAGCTAACTTCGACTTCATCAACGTTATACAATGGATGCTTTTCGGGATAGAACTTGCCTTCAGACGGAAGCTTTACAAAGTCTGTTGGAACTTCGTACACTTGTGTTTGTGTCTTCTGCTGTTGTTTGGGTTGTTTGGGCTCTTCTTTCTTGTCCGCAAAGCGCTCTTCATTATTCCGTCTCATTAAAACCTCTTCAGTTCGGCGTAATCATATGTTACCGTAACTGAGATATTTGTTAAGTCGTCCTCAGCATAATTCAGTTCTGATGGCTTCACCTCTGAGACGAAAGCTCCGTGCAAAACCCACTCTTCGTAGACCTTTCCAATGGGATTCATCACTTGGATTGATATTGGGCCTAATGAATCAACCAGAGCTTGCTTGCTAAGGTCTTTGAGAAAAGCGCTGTTGGTCTTGTCGGGTTGATCGTATGCTTGATTCGTCAGCTTGGCCATCATAACATCGCCGACTGTTCGCTCAAAGGCTTCATGAACAAAGATCTCCTTGACCACGAATGTGATTGGTTCCCACTTGATTCCGGTTGGGAACTTGAAGAAGTGGTTGAGCAATCTATGTTCTTCTGTCTCGATTGTGTAGCTTGGCCGTGTGACCTGTGATATGTAAGCAACGTCAACACCTCGGACCTTCAGGAAGTACCGAAATGACTGTTGAGCATCCTTAAAGATCTTCTCTTGTGGAAGCTCATCTCCCACTTCAGATGATGCTAAACGAAGCCTAAGCTTTCTATTGATATCGCCTGTGATTGACATATGATAATTAGGTTGAGATTAGAGATCAGCCAAAGTTTAATTCACTATATTCCGGATCGCCAAGCTCGTTTAGTTCCGCTGCGATCTCTTCAAATGAACTAAGCTGCTTCAAATCCAATCTACGGTTTGAGCCATAATCGTATCCTAGATACAAATTCCCACCATCATCGGTAACAAGAGAAGCATAATAATCATGTGCATCTTCCGTTTCAGCAACAATGTATCGCTCCATTCCTGCTCCTCCTGTTGCAAAGCGATGTCTTGGATCAAACTTTTCTCGACCTCTTTTCGCGTGAGATTCAAACTCGGAAACAAAATCCTCACCCGGAACAAACAAAACCTTTCCAACAGCTTCGTTGGCTCTCTCGATAATATCATTATCTGACATTCCAGCAACCAATCCGGATCCAAGCTCTGCTTCAATCTCTTCTTTAATGATTTGGAACAATCGTTTTCTGTTCACTTTCATCTATTAAATCTCAACCGGAGTCACTTTGATCTCTGCATAATCATATGAGAGACTGAGTGTGATGCTCATCAGGCCATCGTCATCATAGCTAACGTCGTCATACTTAACGGACTTAACCCATGTGTTACGAAGCGTCCAACGTTCGACCTCTTTGCCGTCTGAGTTCAGTGTGATGATTGATACATCTCCGACGTTGTCAGTGCTGAAGCGCCGCTTTGAAAGGCTCTGCTTCCAACCTTCGTTGTCAATGGTCCATTTGGATGGCAAAACATAGCCTGCTTTCTCAATGATCTCGAACATGGCTGAGGCGATATCAGGATCAATCACATCGAGCAATGTAACCTCAATGTCGTTCCATCGAACTCGTCCAGGGAATTTGAACTCGTGTGACATGAAGTTATGCTTTGCTTCTCCGGTGATTTCTATATCCGGCCTTGCGGCTGTCTTCACAACCCAAGCTGGAATATCACCAAATGCCAGTTGGAACTTGAACTTACGCTTTGGTTCGATGTTAACCGAAGCCCAAGGCGGTAAAGGATTTGCTTTCTTTGCTACCATTCTATCTTATATCTCCCTGATATTACTCGTCAAAACTGGCACCTGTGTTGGTAATGAAGAAGTCAACAGCGACAAACTCAATCGCTCGGGCCGGCTTCAAAAAGATCTTAGCATACATGATGTTCCTGTCAACCAAATCCGGAGTCGTTGTAGTCTCGTCAAGAACCAGCTTGAAGTCGGTCAACCCAAAGCGTGCCTTAACATCCTGTAAGAAAGGCTCTGCTCTCGCTGTGAACCGATCCCATGTTTCCTTCACGTTGGGCTCAAACAGAATGTCTGCTGAGATTCGTGAGATACCCTTCTTCACAAACAGCATCAGTCTTCGAACGTTAATGCGGTCCAAAGATGAGCGTGTTACTTGCAAGGTCTTCTGGCCAAAGATAACAATGCCTTCACTTGGGAATGAAGCAATCGGATTGATGTTCGCATCATATAGCTTATCACGATCCTTGCTTGTCAGCTTCTGAGTGACATTCACAACGGGCAAGCCTGCGACTCCTGTGCTCAATCCACCTCGATTAAAGCCTGCTGGAGCGAACCATGGAGCTTTCACTCTATCGGTGTAACTCATTGCGCCTAGTGCAACAACTGACGGTGGCATAAATACATAGCTGCCATCAATTGTATCGCGGATCTGAACCCATGGATAATAAGCACAACCGTAGCTTGAGTTAAGCCGGCGGTTTCGGAGGTTGGTTACAGTTGCGTCAACAGACGTTCGGAATGTTGCTCCGTCGGTTCCCTCATATGCTGGAACGAAGTCGCCGTCAAGGTCAATGATTGCCAATGCATCTGCTCTGTCTTCGACTGTATCAATCAAGTGTCCTGTCAAGCCTTCGTGAGTCAAACCTGGGGCGGTTGCTAGATTGAAGCCAACTGCTTCGGGATCTCGAATCAAATCAATTGCTTCCTTGTAAGTGTTGAACTCGTACTTACTTTTCTCGGTCGCATCTGTTAACAGACCTGATCGCAGTGGCTCTTTCTCTGTGATGTCGAAACCATCAGTTCCGCCATGGAACACGGTTGTGAACTTGTCGATACCAAGATCCAACAGGTCGCGATATGATCCATTAAATGCTGTAACCGATGTTCCTCGGAGCCTTGCCTTCGCTAAATATGTGTAGTCACCGACATTGGTTGAACCTGATACGTTATCCAGGCTGAAATTCCACTGTGCTTCTGTGTAATCTCCTGCAGCAAAGCTATCTATACCGCTTGCTCTTCCTTTGACCAGATCTCGGACGCCTTCGTTAAACCTAGCATTTGTTGTGCTGATTCCGGTCCACGCTCCAAAGTAAGCCTGCTTAACGCTTCCTAGGTTGTCTTGTAGGGCGGTCTGACGAAGTGACATGCTTGGGTAAAGGAAATCAAAGCGCGAATCTGCAGGTAACGAAGAAGCGCTAAGCTCAAAAGTACGGGCAGTTGCAACGATACGCTGAAGGCTGGCGGCGCCCCATGCAAAAGTTGTGGACGGGGCAACGAATGCAGCGGATCCGCTTAGCCATGCAAAGTTCTTATACTTTAGAGGACCTTTAACACCAAACGGAATAAGCTCTTCGTTCGTTGAGCCAGCGTCAACATCAACGTTTACTTCAACTCGGATATACTTAGATTGATTAAAATATTGGCCCTTTTCTGTTAGTCGACGTTCGGTGGTGTCGAACGTAACGAACATATCGCCGATTCGTCGGGCGATGTAGTTCTGCGAGTTCGGGTTAAGATTACAGTTGCCGAATCGCTCACGAATCACTGGAGTTTTATCCGTGTCGTTGATGTTACGGATGATCACATCAAAGCTTCCGTACTTGTCAAACTCATTAGTACTGTACTTCAAGTTGGTAATTGAAATCTTAAGGTTGTTCTGTAACCACTCACCATAGTTTCGGCCATGGAACTTGAATAGCTGTTGCATATTCGAAGGGTTATAGTTCGCAAGATCGCTGCCCAAATCCTGTGCAATAAACCAGCCAGTTTGACCGTCTGCCGTTGAGCGCTGCCTGTTGTTGTGTTGCAATATTGAACTTGCGTTATTGTTAGCTCCCAACCCAAGAATACATCCCCAATAAGTCGGAACCGGATCAACGTTGGCATGCATATCGTTATCACCGCTTGAAGTTAGCGGGGCTGCGAACTCATTCTCGAACGTTTCACCTAACCAATATGTCTTTGTGGTACTTGTAATGTCGCTGTTAACCAGCGTTGCGTTTGTGTTGAACACTTTTCGAATGAAGTTCTTGTTACCATTTGAGAAGTTGAACTTGATTGTATCAGTCACACCAGATGATGTAACAACTGCTTTAAAGTTGCCGGATGCGTCAGAGCCAATTAGCTCTGCGATACCGAAAGATTTCTCAACAGCAGCGGTGTCTTGACCGGCTAAACCAATAGCGCCTTCATTACAGTACCAAACCGCAGCTAATGAGCCAGAGTTAACAATTGCGGTTGAAGGATTAGCAGAACTACTGATAGTTCCTGGGAAAACAAACAAACCAAATGCTCCGCCCTGGTCTGTGTAGCTGTCGCCAGTAGTGGCCAAATCCTGCGCAGTCTTCCAACCAGCTTCACCGCCTGCTGCCTTGTTCAAGTGATGCTTGCCAAGCAACCTAACGATTGTGCATGTGGAACTGTTCTTCAGCCACGCCTGTGCAGCATATGAAGCATATGTCGGAGTCAGTGTGTTGCCATTTCGCCATAGATCGTCGCCCTTTCCGCCTGGGACTGGTTCACCGAACATCTCCACGAAATCTGAGAATGAATCTACGAGAACTGGCCTCATTGCTGGGCCTCGTAGTGTTCGTCCAATGATGATTGGACCTGTTTCTTGTGGCTCTGAAGGCAGTTTGGACTGGTCGATTTCGTTTAAGAAAACGCCTGGGCTTACAAACTTGAAATTACGACTTGACATGTGGCTTACTCTCCAATTACAATTACCTATGAATAATTAGTAATTCAAACCTCTAAAAGCTTGTTCTCATCAATTTCCAATCCACCGGATTTGCCTCCGATGCTTCTCTTCCACTGCTCAAGGTCTGTTCGTGGCAAGCTTCCACGATCTTGTTCTGGACTTTCCTCTTCAGGTTCAGGTGCTGCTGGCGCTTCTGATAATGCATTGAGACGTTGACGAGTTGCAAACAATGCGTAATACAGATCGGCGATTATCATTTCGTTTCGCTCCAATCCGTGTCTTGTAACGTCATCGCCTGCTTTGGTGAAGATGTCTCTTGCAGCGCGAATCATTGGATTGCCGCTGTTCTGGAACTTCTCAATGTCCTTTGACAGCTTTGCGATGCTGTCGTTCGGTGACGTTGGCTCGACCTCGTTAAGTAACTCTTCATTGATGATTTCTAATAGCCTTCCTTTTGACACCTTCATCATTCGCCTTCCATCTCCCGCTTGCCTGTCATCGATGCATCGACCCAACTGTCATGAGTTTCGTATGGATGAGCTTCTTCACACTCTTGGCCTTCATGATCCAATGGTTGATACTGTTCAATGAATTCCTTAAGGTCGTGGTAATAAGGATGCTCGTCATCTCCCCAGTTGAGCCACATCTCTTTGAGCTGATCAATGATTGATTGATCCTGTTGATCTTCAAGGTGTTCGTGCTCTCTGTCCTCTGGTTCATGAGGACTTGTGACGTTAACAGGTGCGTGCCCTGGCATTATGTTCTCTGCCAATTGAACCTCTTCTGCTATGATCTCCCGCATTCGTTTGTTTGTGATTTTAACTCTCATGATATAATTAGCCTTATGTTTCGTTTGTTCTCTTGGAGGTTTTGATCGCGAGCAGCTTTCCACATGCGATGAAATAAGCGCGGGCCTGGATCTCGTTCCCTGGGCGACACTGTTGACCAATAGTCGCTGACCTTAATTTCAAACTCTTTAACAAACTCAACAATATATGGCCAATACTTCTCATTCGGTATCATATTTTGTTTGCCTCTGAATTGTATGATTGTGTTTACTTCCTTGTCCCACGTCATTGTAACATGCGGTTCAAGCTTATCATCGAACAGGATCTGTAAATGGCCTGAAGCATCTGTTCCGCAGTGTTGCATTTTCTTTGCAATCCAGCTTTCACACTCGTTTGATTTTGTATCATACCAAAAGAAACCGTCATCGAATTTGAGGATTGTGTTGTCTTTGATCTTTTCTTTGCGCTCATATTGAATAACATAATCACCAACCTCATCATAACTTAAGTTCTTAATGTTTCGAAATTCAGATGGATAATCTTCCAAAAATGGCAGAACATTACGATCAGTCAATCCAATGCGAGAACGCTCCAAACCAGTTAACTGAATTCCATAGAACCTCTTGGCATCTGCCGGAGCAAAGTTAACGACGGTCGCGTCAATTAGCTCTTTGCCTGCCCAGCTTATAGTGGCTTCTTTCATCCACCTTGCTAGTGAAAAGCTCCATTTCACATTAATGACGTGAAATACGTTAGCCGCTTCTCTACTAAACCCCAACAGCCGCACAATGTTCCCGCGTTTGTCTTCGCTCAGAAGCTTAGCCTGTTCAACCAACTGCGATATGCTAACTCTAATCATTACCCAATCAGTCCCTGATCCTTATCTGCTGCTTCCTCAATGTCGCCAAGGATGATGCGCTCTCGTTGGAAGCGAATCTCAACGGGATTCTCTCGGAGTGTAACCTTTGGTCCATCCTCGTTGTCCTCTGCTCCCATCAAATAGCCAAGCACCTTCAAAGAGACTGTGGTTTCATAACGCTTTTCGTCATCTCCGAGATCTGACAGGTTGTTGTTCATGGCATAATTATCGTCGATGAATGCTTCATAGATATGGCCTAACTTCTGTAGCTTAAACACATTAATGTGGCCTGTGTGCGTCATGAAGACGCTCATGATCTCGTTCATCTGTTGTTGATAGTCAGTCCTGATATTGATATCATACGACAGATCGTAATAAACTGGAAGAGGAACTGTTAATGTTTGGTAAACAACCTTCTTGTTTTCCTTCAGTGGTCCATTCACCTGTCGTGCTGAGAATCTACTAACTGTTGATCGTGCGAAGTTCCTTGTCTTATCTTGTTTGATCCTCCGGGATATTGTGAAGGAGCCTTTGCGGTAATCATTTGTTGGGAACGTATGTGCCGGAAATGGCCTTTCATTGGCTCCAGTCTTCGTTACACCTGTTCGTTCGATGGACATCAATGGGAACACCAAAGCATCAGAAGCAAGCGTTCTCATGTCCTTGTCGTCCTTTACTTGAAATGCTCTCTCTGCTGTCAACCATATGGATTTGACAGGTTTGAAGCCTGCATTGGTTGTTGAGTGAATGTTCAACGTGTCTTTGATCCATTCGAACACGCATGTGTCGATTAACTCAAAGGTTGATGGTTGTAAGTTGTGGACCTTATCACTTGGCATTGAATTTGCCGTCCCTTGCTCTGATGCATTTGGCTGCGATTTCGTAGCGCGTATCAATCTGTCCGAACATCTGTTCTGGTTCGTCTAAGCTTACGATCTCATAGAAGATCTCACCGTAACACACAAAGTCTCCAACTCTGACAAACAGGTTCTGGTCTTCTGTCAAACGCCTCTCATGGAAATGCACTGTGATCTCAGAGCGTCTGTCAACACCGAACTTGCCAGTCTCGGTTGTCAAGCCTTCCCATTCAACGCGAGCGTACACGTTCACTGGCGGTAAAAAGGTCTTCTGTATTGCCTCGCCGTAAACGCTATGGAAGTTCGTGTGTTCAACGCTGATTGGGTAATAAGCAAGCTGCTGGCCAATGATTCTCTCATTGATCTCGTCGTTGATCTGCTTGGCTAGATCCTTCTCTTTGGGTCCTGTGAAAAGTTGAGGAGGTCTCGACGGTAACCTCGCGAATTGATTGTCGATATCAGCCATTCAAATCACCCCACATAAATGAGCTTCGGAACTGTCGATTGTGCCTCAACTGCGTTCTTCATCATTTCCTTGTCTCGTTCTGCTAGCTTGGCATATGTCAGTTCGTCAAGGACTGTCTTAAGCTCTTCTCTGAGCTTCTCCTTCTCGTCTGCTGCCTGTGATAACAGTTCGGAGTGATTAAGCGTAACGTCGCCTCCTGCAATCGGAAGCGTTGACAGCTTACCGCGAACTTGTCCAAGCATCTCTTTACTGAGGGCCAAAGCAAAGCGCCTGATCCAGTGCTTGCCGATGCTATTGATGTTGATATACGGTATGTTGGCGAACGGCAAGCTGTTCATGTTGTTCACGCCTTCTCCGCCGTCTTTGCGATCGTGTTCTTCGTCCCAAGCATCCTTCTTGATCGTGAATCGACACCAGAACTTATCAGGATAAAACCCATCTGGAATTGGGAAGATCCGAATCATGTTGTTATGAATCTCATATGAGTAATGAGAGATTCGTGTTCTGAGGGAATCTTCATATTGGATGGCCTGTAGCTTGTTCTGCCAAGCTGGTACAACTTCATATGTTGTGTCGTCCGAATACTGTCCATACGAGCTTAAGTTGCCAATAACGTTCAGTCCTCCGTAATACGCAAAGAACCTCCACATTGCTCGTGGCGTTATGTAGAAAACCTGTCTAATCGTTATCTTGTTGTTTCCGATTGAATCGTCGTTCCTCAAATCTGCACTGGCTGACAGCGCTTCCTGAATGTCATAATCCTGAACTCCGTCTTTGACCGTGAACGAACCCGAATACAGTGTTAAATCACCGCCAATGGTTGCTTCTGCTCCGATGCCATCGTTGATTCGTTGTGTGTATTGGTGTGCAAATCGTGGATATCGTAATTCAATGTGTGAGCCGCTAAGCGAATCGCCGCTGCGGACCTCGCCATCCTCGTCAAACGAAGCTGTCGTGTTCCCAAGCATATCTCCCAAGCTGTTCTTTGCTTGATGGATGTTAACAATGTATGAATACTCAAGGACGGAAGCCTCATAAGCTGCATATACTTGGCCCTCGACAAGCTCGACCTCAAGTACATCGCCGCCCAAGTGCTTGTACACAAAGGCAACCTGATCAACAGCGCCGCTGATGAACTCATCAGAACTGTTGTAGATGCCATATGGTACGGATCCTGAGACGTTTGTTGATGTGCCTGTCACCGGCAAAATCGTTCTGCTGGATGTTGAAACTGGTGTTAATGCTGGTAATGCCATGTTTGTTGTGTTCCTATCGTGCTACTATAAATAGAGCTAACGTCAGTCAATCTCTAATCGTCCGCCTGATGGATCTGAATCTGGTGGTTTGGGTTTGGTATCAAAGATGTCTTCGTCCTCGAAGTGATTGAGATATTGGTATACCTTGGAGCGGAATCTCTTCTGCTTCTCGGGTGGAACATGCAATGCGTATCCCTCAAGCGGTCCAGGATCTCCCATCTTGAAAGCCTTCGATATCATTGCCATTGCTTTGTCCTTACCGAACTTCTTATACAGTTCCTCAGCAGTTTGATGTGCATGAGCTTCTTCTTCGATGTGTCTCGTGAGATAGATTGGGAAGTATTCATCCATTGTTCGTGCATTAAGGTTGTCTGTGTCAACGACTTGTCGAGGGTCATCAATCATCTGGTCAAAAGCTGCTTGTAATTCGATGCCCTTGTTTTGTGCTTGCGACTTCAGTTGCTGGAAATGGATGAGTTCATGATTGAGGATGGTTGAAAGATACTCAATTGCTTTGTCCTTATCAAACCCTAAGTGTTCGAACTCTCGATAATCACTGATTTCGAGCATCACTTGAATGACTGGAACGTTATCTTCCACACCAAAACTGGCTCCTGCCACGATCTTGTTTGGCATTTCTGGATCAATGTATCCTTCAGATATAATCATAAAGTAAACACCTAAATCAAGGTTGTAACTGAGCTTATTCAGTTCATGCTCGATAGCCAAAGCTGCTGGTGTTGCGTTCTTCTTTGTTATGTCCTCTGGGTCATTCGGTAACGTCCAGAATCGAGAGTACTTCAATGATCGGCGTAATGCGCTATAGAGCTTTTTCGGAAGCCTTGAGATCTCTGTGATATGTTGCTTCCATATCTTGTTGAAGTCTAGCATATAATAACTAGTTCCTAAGAACCGGAACATAAAAAAAAGAGCTGACCGAAGCCAGCTCTTTTCCTTATACTAATCTATCTTAGGTTAGTAAGTCCTGTACAATCACTAGACCATACATATCTGGACGAACCATCTTCTTCGCATAGCGAGTCAAAACTCCCTTACGAGGCACGAAGTCCTCGATTCCGAAGATAGTCGGTGTCACCTGCAACGGGACATACGGCGCGTATACATAGCCGGATTCAAGGAAACTTGAACCCTTGCGGCCAATAAGCACCACATTACGCGGGAAGTACGGATCAACGTACACATCCCACTTCTTGCTGATGGAACCACTCTTCACTGCTCCCACAGTTCCCTTGTTGTCATCATGGACGACATTGGCACGGAAACCGCTGGTGAACTCCAAGAGGTTTGCAATCTCAGGACCGCAAACAACGAAGTTCGCTCCACCTCGTAGTGTCTTCCTGTGGATACGAGCGCTCACGTCGTTTAGTGTCTCGACAAGAGTCTCATACCATTCGGAAACAGTACCGGTGAAGTCCGGAGGCGCTGTAGTTGATGTAATTGATGCACCAGTCTCTCGGTTAAGGAATTGGCCGGGTCGGCGATTCCAATACAGAGTTCCTGCAGTTGCACCCTTTACTAGATCAACCAGAATCTCTCGGTCGATTTCCAGAGCGATTTGCTCAGAAAGGATAGAAGTTAGCTCAACCTCGGCATCGAGATTGTGATAAGCATTCAAATCCTGACCAAGTTCCGGAGACCATTTGGCCTTCAGTTTCTTGGTCATCGCGGTCACAGAGATGCTGTCAACCTTGATGTCAATTTCAGCGATGTTCGCAGAGCCATCTCGGTTAGTACCTTCCAAGGGCCATGGTGTCTGACCTTGGATAGAACCAAGAGCAGAAGCATTGCCCCATGCATCAGCACGCGGGTAAACAAGATCAATCTTGTTCGATAGAACGACTGGCGCTCCAACATTACCCAAACCTGCAGCCGAAGTAGCAGCGAAGAATAACTCAATGTGAGTCTTTGCAGCTACGCCAGCGTATGCCGGATTGTGACGAGTCAATCGACGTACCTGATAAGCGCTTGAGTTGGCGCTGTTAACGCCGTCAACCGTATCATTGGCTAGATTCGCACCCTGGCCATCGCCAGTGAATGGAGCCACTGAAGCAGAAGCTACAGCGATTGCAATCAAGTTGTCAGTGTTTAGGCTGCTAACGTCACTGGCACGAATTGAAACACCACGCACGAACAAGTTCTGCGCAGCAATATCAGGGTCATAACCAATCACTTTCTTCTGAGCATCGCTCATGGCGGACCATTGAACGTTGTTCATTGCAGTGCCTGAAACAGCCACAACGGTTAGGTTGCTGACTGTGCCAGTAGCATGTGAATAACCTGCCACATTATGATAGAACGCTTTATCAGCGCTCTTCTTTGACAGATCCACACCACCGGTCAATTGGCTTCCGACCACACCACCACCAAACAGTGACTCGTCATCAAAAGCACCAGCAACCTTGCTGTTAGCATCCGGGCTGTATACAAAGTCCAGGAAGAAAATCAATCCTGAAGGTAGACTCATTGGCTGAACTGAGACTAGCTCGTTCGCAATAAGACCACCGAACACTCGACGTACAATGGGAAATGCTACAGAAGCAAAACCTTCAACGTCACCTGTTGCCATTGTGGACGCTTCTCGTAGAAGCTCCTTCGCTTGATTCTCAAGCAATCGCGCCATGGTTGCGCGTGAACGATCGTTCCCGATTCCTTCCAGAAGACCTGTTTTTTCCCACTTATTCAGTAAGGCTGCACCTTCTTTTTGGAGATCGCGATCTACGATGTTCTCTGTTAATCTTTCGATAATACCTGACATAATTAAATCTCCTATATGTTTATGTCTTGCCAATGCCGGCTAGTTCTTGCCATCTGGCTCTAGCTGGATCAGCTTTTTGTTCCTCGCCACTTCGCTTGGAAGCTTTGAGAAGTATTGAAGACATTGACCTATGTTGTGCTGCTTCACTTAGTGATTTTGGACCGGTCTGCTTGGAAGCTTTGGATCCCACTGTGGTTTGAAGTGTTTCATAAACCATCTTCGCTTGCTCTAATGAGCTTACTCTCCCAATAGACTCGACAATGTCTTTCTTTTGCCGCTCATTCAAGGAGTCGTCTACTAAAATCTTGTTCGTGTAAAGAAGCTTTGCATTCATTAGCTGCACTTCCTTAAACTTGAGCTTAAGCTTGTTAACAACTTCGACTACCTTTACGTTGCTCTTGGTAAATTGAGCTAGTTGTGTCTTCAGTCGCTTGTTTTCTTTCTTAAGCTTCTCTTTCTCTTCATCTGCATACTCTTCGATCTCTTCTGCGATTTCTGCAATCTCTACAGTGTCGTGTAATGCATTCGTTGTTTTCGTTCCTGTTGCTGACCCGCCTGCTTGTGGCTCATAATCAAAGTCTAGCGTCTCTGCTAGGTTTTGAATGTCTGCCTCTTCCAGTTCAACATCATCTTCTTCTTTCTCTTCTGTTACAGTTCCATCTTGTCCTGGTGAACCTGCTGGCGTAATTTTATCTGGACCTGTACCAGTCGTTAATGATGGATCACCATCGTCTAGATTGTCTAGCTCGATTTCAAGGATTGTGTCTTCTCCAACATCT